AGATATTCTATTGTTTCTTTACATCCACGAAGATAATGAAGTTGTTCCGCTGTCTTATCTGTTTGTTCTTGTCCTTTAATCTGTGCAATTCTCTTAGTGAATCTTGCTAATAGTTGTTCAAGATTCTCTGTTGGTTTTCTCTTATCGCTTTCAGTTGAAAACTGTGATTTAATTTTCATGGCTATTGTAAGTTCGGATTAGTAATTCTAGCATTTGACCAGTTGGTTGCGACACCTTCCAAGTGGAATCCTGAGAGATGAATGACAGCTTTCCGCGAATCTGTTGTGAGGATCTCCTGACCTTTCTCACAGTAGCTAGTCCACGTTCTAAAGCATTTCTTCTCGATACGAAATCTTCCATAGGAGGTTTCGTACCATACATAGGATTCATAATCGCCGCTCATCTGTTCATTCTAGTTTCTATGTTTTCTTTGATGCTACCCATATCAGAATAGGAAGCATTCATACCTTGCATATCCCCAGTGTAAGAGTCGGTGTGCATTACCTCATCGTATCCAGACCTTTCCAAGATCTTTCCTTTGATCTCAAGTTGCTTCTTCTCCTTCTGAATTCTACGCAAGAACGCATAGTATATAATCTGAGTGAAGTAGGCAAATGGGTTCTTAGATTTCTCTGGGTCAAAGTTATCAATGTACTGGAGGCAGTTTTCAATACCATCACAGATCATGTCCTCACGGAACATGTAGTTGACAAAATTTGGTTTGTATGATAAATGTGTAGCAATCTTGAGGAAGCATTCGCCTAGGTAATTCGTGACACGAGGTCTTGGTTGATCCAATTCCTTTGCATCATGCACTTTGTTACGATACTCAACAATGGCTGCTAAGAACTCTTTGTTATTTACGTAGTATTCGGTTTGTTTCCTTTTTGCCATTACGGTGTATGCCACTAAGTTGCTTAAATATTCATGTATCAAGTATACCACTTAGTCAGGGTTTTGTAAAGGGTTTTGTTAAGGGGGTTGACAAATCCTCAAAACCTGAGTAGGATAACTCTGTCAAGGGTTCAGGAGGGTTGTAGCTTTAACTTCTCTTAAAGATACCCTCTAGAGACTTTTTCATTTCTCTTACAGAACCTACGTACCCCGAAGCACGGGGCAATTTTTTTCCTCTACCTGCTAGAGATTTTCCACCATCTATTCTATGAAGGGTCTTTTGATAGAAGTCAACTATCTCTCCTTCTATTTCAGTAATGGTAATAACTTTGTCTTTAGGTATAATAAATTCTTCTTCAAGAGTAGCATTGATCCATTCTTTCAAATGAAATCCTGAGACTTCTAATGCACCCTGTCTTTTTCTAGCATTCTCTACACAGAGAGGTCGATCCAATAATATCCTATCCTCTTCAGTAAGATAGGATATTTTAGATATGAGTTCTTCACCCGATACTAATTTTAATGTGGCATAGAATTCTTCTTCCATATTAGGTTGCTCTAAGGTTTACTCTAATAACCTCATACTTAAAATTCTCTTCATTATAAATGGTTACTCTTTCATTCAAATGTCTGAGTGTATAATTCTGACCGCCAATGTCATCAGCGATATCATATAAGGTTGCGATGTCTTTGCCTTCTCCTTTCCTTAGAACCCTCCCAATCGATTGAAGGTTCCTGATTCTTGATTTAGATGGGGACGCAAAGATAATGTTGTGAAGACGTTTAATGTTAATTCCAGTTGAGAAGGTGCCGTAACTGGCAACGATGATAGCATTAGATTCTGTTTCTGTAATTTTGCGAACTTCTTCACGGTCTTCTACATCAGTTGCACCATGAACAAAAAATAGTTTTCGCTCAGGGTCTATGATGCTATTTATTAGTTCATAAAGTGGCTCTCCGTGCTTTTCAACATAGTTAAATAGAACTAGGGTATTACCTTTAATATCTTTAACAAGATTTTTAATAAGGTTATTTCTTCCTCTATGCGATACAAGATATTCCATTTCATCATGGTATGTGTCGAAATGCTGAGGAGCATGTTTACAAAGTAGAACTTTTATTCTAAATTTAGATAAGTAACCTTCTTTGATCAATGAATCGGTTTTTGTCACTCGCTCACAATCACCAAATAGTCCTTCTAATACCCATTTATGAGTTTTGCTACCGTCTAGTGTACCAGTAAAACCAAACCTATACTTAGCATTATGCAACTTAGTCATGATGCCAGTTAGTGATTTACTCTTGAATAGATGTGCTTCATCACCAATGACACAATCTATATCATCGAAATATCTCTTTGGAAATTTATAAATCGATTGCCAAGTAGATATTATAATATTCTTATCTGTAACCTTATCCTTACCACTGTAAATCTTATGAATATGAGTGTTCGCATTCCACCCGTAGTCGATGAAGTCGGCAACCATTTGCTCAACAAGGGATGTAGTTGGGACGACTATAAGTATCTTCTTTGCGGTGGCAGCATAGTATCTGACTATGGAATAGATCATAAGAGACTTTCCAGATCCCGTAGGAGAAAGAAGTAACTTACGATTATTCTTTATCGCTTCATAGACTGCCCTGTATTGATACTCACGTGGAGTGATACCATCCTTAGTAATCTTATCCATAAAGTGTTTGACACCCGCAGGAGAGACAAACATATTATCATCTGTGATATCCCCATACCAATCATTCTTCTCATACTCAATATTATATTGCCTTTCGTTAGCCCATAATTCTAAGTGTTTCATTAGACCATGATAAAGTTCGCCTGTACCTGGTGAGTACAGACGAATAGTTCCATCCCAATATTTGTATCTAGGATTCTTCTTTAAATATTTTGCTTCAGGGACTTCAAACGTAAAGTAGTCAGACAATTCACGATGAACGTGTTCTTCTGGAGATTGAATTGTAATGTATACTTCGTTTTTCTTTTTAATATTAAGGGTGGTTGTCATTGTCCATTAACGAATTTTTCCCACTCAATTGCACTCTTGATCTGAAACCCTCTGTTGGAAATTTGTTTCATTACCTGATCCAACCAATAAAGCATTTGATCTAGGTATTTAATTTTCGCTTCTAAGTTTATGATATCATCGTCAGACTCAACATAAACTTTCATCTTATCTTGAGTAGAGATCCTACCCCCAAATGGTTTAGCGGCGTATGTCTTAGCGTCTGCTTCGCCAGAGTAATACTCACGCTTCTCTCTAACCACTTTACGGATCTCAAACTCCAGAGAGGTTTTAATCTGTTGAATGTCAGTGTAATGGTTTAAGTATTTATTGTGCTGAAAAGGGATGTCTAAAGCAAGTTGCCCTAGATCTGTACTGTATTGTTTGTTTTTAAATTGAAAGTCAACAGCAGAATCTTCTGCCCAGTCTTCTCTCAGTTTTTCAAATTTATTACGAAGGGATTCAAAATTCATAATGATTTCATATCTTTATCACGAATGTAAAATTCTTGGTGCTTAAAGGCAACTTCTGCAGTAATGTATTCTGCATCTGACATTGTAGCATCAAATTGTAAATTAGATAACCCAACAGGAAATAGGTTTTTAAAATCTACAATGAATGCTGGATTGTATTGTGATGTAACTATAAGAAGTTGACCTTGTGTATAGATGTCAGATTCTAATATATCTCTCTGCATCTGGTCTGCATTACCAACGTCACGCATCCAAGAGTGAATGCTGTAGTAATTTTTTAAATCTTCATCAACAATAAAACGTACAGAAAAATCTCCAAACGATACTCCACCACCAGGATAGATAGGCAATGACCTAAAGGGACTTGCTACTTCCGTGGTAGGCATTGTAATGTCAGGTACATTTGCTGTTTGACAAAAGAAGTCCACTCCCTCAAACTTCTCCAGTTTAAGAAGGAAACCAATTGGATTTAAGAAATTTCTATTGGAAGGTTGTTCCTTATACCACTTAGCGGACATGTCAATTTACAAGCTACTTACTATTTATTAACCCATAATACGACGAAACCCCACGCTTGGTGGGGTTCAATAGACGCTTTATCATATGTCTGCGTCTTTCTCTTGCAGCACGTAGTGCCTGAGGTTTAAGTTTTCGTTTGGCATCCTTCTTAGAGTGATGCTGCCAGTTTGGGGTGTTCATGATACTTTTGTGCTTGATACAGCTTCTGTACTGTCTGGGTGGTCTTTTAACCACTGAGCATAGTTGAATCCTGATCCAGGTGGATAGATGTACTTACCATTCTCATCAAAGTTTGGTCCTTCTCTCTTTTGATTATATTCAGGATATGGTCGTAATCCTGCTCTCATCTCTCTACCCTTTCTCTTTCTTATTTCATTACCAGTCTCATGGGTTGGATCCCACTCTGGACAGGAAGTACCTAGTAACTCCCTGATCATTTCTTTGGTATAACCGTTAGGATGCTTGTCGCTCATCTAACACCTCGTTGATAAGATCCTTTAACTCTTGTCTTAATTTAGGCTCAATCAATGGTAATGGTGTGGGATTAAATGGTGGGTAGATTGGATTACCATTTTCATCCTTAGGAAATACATTGTCCTTACTACCTTTAATAGCAGGACCACTCATACCTTGTGTATCAATCTTGCTCATAGTCATCCTCCATGTGACATGCTAGGTAATGTTGACGCTTCAAATACTGATAGTAATGATCAACTTGTTCTTGATCTTCACCAGGTAGAATAACTTGTTTAGCATCTAACTCACTGTTGGATGCGTCAGGGTTAGCTTCTATTCTCATTTGATTTCTCCTATTTGGGTACCGTAATCAATGTCACGTGGTACTATTATAGCATATCCTATCCCACAATTAAAGACCCTTCTCATTTCTTCTTCCTCTATACCACCTTTGTCCTGTATCGTCTTGAAGATATCTGGACGTGTAAATGATGTCCAGTCAATGTGTGCGGTCATATCTTGTGGAACTATTCTATCGATGTTCTCTTGTAAACCACCACCAGTTATATGTGCCATACCCATGATAGGTATCTCATCTAAGAGTTCTTGTATCTGTTTAGCATAGATGGTAGTGGGAGTGAGTAACTCTGGTGTATCCTTGTAGTATATCTTATGTCTCCATAACATATCATTGATAATAGAGTATCCATTGGAGTGTATACCTGATGATGGTAACCCAACTATCTTATCACCACTTCTAATTAAACTTCCATCAATGATCTCATTCTTTTCTATAATACCTGTGGAAAAACCTGCAAGTTCAATGTCATCACCGTATGCTGGTGGTGGTGCATGACGTGGATGCTCCGCAGTCTCACCTCCAATTAATTCTATACCTGCTAACTCACATCCTTTGAGCACACCTTCTATGATTTGATCACAAATAGGTGATAACTTACCTGTTGAAATATAATCAAGGAAGTATAATGGTCGTGCTCCACATGTGATCACATCATTCACACACATAGCTACAAGATCTATGCCTATGGTATCCCATTGATTGAATACCTTACAAACATTGATCTTAGTACCCACTCCATCAGTGCCAGATACTAAAACAGGTTCCTCATAACCAGAAGGAACCTGCATCATACCACTGAATCCACCAATGGCGGGTGCTTTCTTTTTTAATCTTGATACAAATGCATTTCCAGCATCTATGTCAACACCAGAGTCTTTATAATTCATAATTAATCATATATTCCATACTTAGTTAAATCATATTTGGGTAGACTCAATGGTTCTACCTCTATTTTAGGTGGAAGACCTATCTTATCTTCTACTTCAGATACTAACTTCTTCAGTGCTATATCATATGGACATGGTGCATTCTGTAAACACACCTGCAAACACAATAGTTCTTCATCAGTAAATGTGAATGTATTTAATCCCATTTATCATCTTCCTCATCATCCCAAACTTCATAAGGACCACGTTGCATCCTTTTGAGTTTTTCAGTTTCATTGCGAAACGAATTCGTTTCAGTTAACCATAAAGCAAGCTTCATAATAATAAACACCACTACGAGTGGTGTTAAACAAAGTAATAATATGAATTGGTAGTTTGAATTCATTGCCAATATTCATCTAATCTCTCCAACACATTCATTAAAATACGTTGGGCAGCACCACGTTGCCTATCATCCCATTCAGGATACCAAGATTTGTTGTTAAGTCCTGTTTTCATTTTATGGATGTAAGCAGTCATATTGACTTTATCAACTCTACCGTTCATGTGTGTATTATAGATTTATTTATTTAAGCATAAAAAAGGCACCCCGTGGGGTGCCTGTGTGAATATCGTAACTTCGATTACATAAGGTTCTTAACAAGAACACGTCTGTAGTATTGGTTACGTGATGCAGTAAGAGTCTCTTGATCTGGAGTACCATTAGACTGAACAACGAATGGGTTAGCAACCATTCCGTAGCGAGTCTTAAATCCAATCTTAGGTTGGAAGGTGTTAGGATCAATGCTTCTGAGCATCTGTAGGGGAACGTATGGGCAGTAGAACAGTCCAGCGTCATAAGGAGATGAACCCTTATATCCAGCAACATAGAAGTGGCTGTTAGAAACGTTAGCAGAATAAGGATCAACGTAGACCTTGATTCTTCCGTTCATTGTACCTACAAGTAGGTTTCCAGTGTCATCTACTTCACCGATGGAAGGACCACCAGAACCAGTTAGACCTGAAGAGTAGTCAAGAACACCAGACATAGCGAGTGCAGAAGCAACATCAGCAGATGTAAGGATAAAGTTACCCTTTCCTCTACGAGTTTGCTGCGCGATAGCGTTAGCATCTCTTTCGATCTGGAACATAAGTCCCTTGAATTTCTCAACTGACCATCTACCGTTGGAGTCAACGTCTAAGTCGAATATTCCAGCGTTAGCAGTGTTGTTTTGTGCACCAGGTTTTGCAACTGTGTATACAGTTCTAACAACTTCACGGTTGATCTCAGCAAGGATCTCACTAGACAATAGGTTAGCGAGTTCTTGCTCAGCATCTAGACCATGAATTGCTTTCAAGTCCTGTGCAAGTTCTAATGTGTATTCAGCTTTAAGAGCTCTAGTACGTGCTTGTACTGAAGTCTTCTCTATGCTGAAGCTCATTTCGTTGAACAAGGTTGAACCTGAACCTAGGGTTTCAGCGTTCTCTCTTGCAATTCCTTTCTCACCGCGCTCGTAAGTACCAGAGTCGTTAAGTAGACCAGGGTTAGCATCGGTAGTACCGCCGTCACCAAGTGGATTAGTGTCGTCAGTTCCGAGAGGTGTGTTGTCGTATGAACCAGCACCTGCAGAAGATGCAGAGAAGTTTGAATCTGGCTCGTTGTAAAGCGCCTCAGCACCTGCACGTAGTGCTCTGCTGTCGTCTTGATAATGCGACTTCATCGCAAAGATAAGACCTGTAGGACCACTCATTGGTTGAACGCCACAGATGTCGTATGCTACCAAGTTTGGCATAGCACGACGGATGAGGCTGATCATAACAGGGTCGAAACCTGCTAGTCCACCAGTTTGAGGGGTATTTGCTAGACTATCGCCTGATAGACCAGCTGGTGCGATAGCTCCAACTGTGTTGGATGCTTCGTTAATCATTCCACGCTCTTCGCGTAGAGTTTTTTCTGTATTTTCTAAAAGAACAGCGGTAACAGCCTTTCTATAATTGTCTTTGATGGCACCAGCGCCTTCATGACCTAGAACAGGGTCCCACTTTTCTGTTAGAGCTTTTGAATTGAACATTTTTGCTCCGAAAAAATGGTGTTAATAAACTATATTATCATTGCCAGCGATTGAGAGCACTGAGATATTGTGCCATTGCTGGCGTTACCTCTGCGTTCTCTCCTTCTACTGGAGTTTCATCAGCAATCTCTGCAGGTGCAGCGGTTGCCTCTTTAAAGTAAGACTCCTTAATGGTCTTAACCTTTGCGGAGAATGACTCTTCTGAGACAAACTCTAGACCCTCAGCAAGAGCTGCGAGTTTTTCTTTTTGAGTATCTGCCAGTCCTTCTGACACAGTGGCCAGAATGTTGAGTTTTGCAGACTCATTAAGACGATTTTGTAATTTCACATTAGACTTGACCTGTTCGTCAAGGCGTGTTTCCATCTCACGAATAGATTCAGCCATACCTTCTACCACATCGACTTTCTCGTCTGGGATAGAAATGTAGTGCTCTTCAAAGAGACCCTTAAGACCTGCAATAAAGTCTGAAGTGATCTCATTTCTTATTCCACGGTCAACAGCAACTTGGTTTTGCTCCATCCATTGACCGACGGCGTAGTCTACTGTACCTTTAACTTCTTCAGAGAGTTCTTTCTTAGATTCCTCTAACTTCTCTGAGTGTGCTTTAGTAAAGTGTTCTACAAGCTTGTCGTACTCTTCCTGAAGTTTTGCTTTAACAGCAGCTTCAAAGATAGTCTTTGCTTTCTCTGCAAATTCTTCAGAAAGTTCTGTACCTTCTAGTAGTGCAGCAACGTCTTTAGACATATCAATCTCAAAACCAGCTTTGATTGGATATGTTACATTGCCACCAATGCCTGTGCCGTATGCTACTTCAGCACCAACACTAGGTTGTGGATCCTTACCAGGCTTACCAGCGGTTGAGGTCACACTGCCATCTTGCGATACAGGTGCCGCTGCTTTTGCTCCAGGATTCTCTTCACCATCTTCATCATGCTCATTTGGAGTGGTAGAACTACCACCTAAATCTGCTGGTGCAGATTGTCCAGGTGCAACTGATGGAGAAACGGTAGGTGCGGGATCCTTGCCACCTGCCTTAGCAGTTTGGGCATCGGAAACTGCTGAGGGTTCACTACCAGTGCCAGGTATAACGTTTGCAGTAACGGTAGGCATTGGATCGCCTGCGTTCTCTACAATCACCTTGTTCTGGGTAACGAACTCCTCAAATTTTTCGTTAATCTTATCTGACATTGAGTTTACCTCGTAATTTTCCGTAATAAATTATTTCTAAGAGTATTTATGAAATCAAAGATTTGAAAGAAAGTCCTCAAACACTTTGAGGGTCTTCTGTTCCATGTCGCGGCGAGTTGCCGTGTTCATATACCTTTGGTATTTAGCAACTTCGGTCTCTTTTAGAATTCCGTTGTCCCATACCCATTCCTTTCCTTCCATGATACCATTTACAAATGCATCTGGTGCTGAAGGATCTGCTACTATATCAGCAGCAGTTGTAAGCATGAAATCGTCATTGACTACAGAGCAGTCTTCACGTTTTTCAATGCTTCCCATACCTCTTGATGATACTCCTAATTGAACACCTTCACCTAAAAGTGATGATGCAATTTTACCCATTGGTGTGTCTAGGATCTGTGCCTTACCCATGAAGTTATTACCTTCAGCGCGGAGACTTGTGATTCTATGTGACACTCTATCAAGATTGATAGTAGGACCATCGGGATGACCGAGTTCACCTAAGGCACGTTTCGATTTTACATACTCTTCGTTGTATCTCTCAACCTCTCGGTTAAGAACATCGAATGGGTACATACGACCGTTGCGATTCTTTAATTCGGATTGAAGAAAAACACCTTCAATATAAAGGATTTTCTTTCCGTCTCTTTCCTCTGTAAGGAGTTTGACGTCTTCAATCTGTTCCGTTATCAGTTTCATCTTTGGGTGCTTCCGTCTCGGTAGGTTCATCAAAGTATGTATTCGCTACAACCTTCTTGTAATCTGCCATAGCATCAGATGCCTTGGCAAATAACATGTCTTTGATTGCATCAATTGCGGCCGATCTATCGTTATTGCTGATCTTATCAACAATATTTACTTCGCCTGCAACTTGATTTTCAGTTTTATCTGACATAATATTTGAATCAATATAAGTTATTTAGTATTTGCGGTAGGTTTAGGCATTGCTTTCGCCTTTTTAATCTCTCTATCCATCGCTGCATCTTGTGCTTCTGCGTCTCTTTCTGCAGCATCTTGCGCTTGTGCATCCTGAATTTCAGGAGCAAGAGCTTGGTTTGCTGCAGTCATTTGATCTAGAGCATTCATATCTGCAGGATCAATTGCAAGACCTGAATCGATCTCTTTCCTCATCTGCTTGTCGATTTCCTTATAGTCCGTGTCTGTCTGATTAAGAACATGACGACGGATATGTTCTACGGAGAAATACTTACCTACAAATGGATCCATCTGAGTGACAGTCATCATTCTCTGATTCATCATTTCAATTTCTTTAAGTTCATTGAAATGATTATCAAAGAGATAGTCATACTGGATATGCTCTTTCATATCATCCCAGTCTTCAGGAGAAATTACTCCCTTAAGAATGAGTTGAGTCTTGAGAATATCGTGGAATAACTCGCTAAATCTTTTACGTAGTCTTCCGATGAACTTTGTGAACTTAAGTTCGTCACGGAGGACTTCAGTGGTTTTACCGAGGTTGAATCCTTTGTTATCGTCTGTGAGACGGGAAGGAGGAAGATTGAGGCTGTTATAAAGCTTCTTCTTAAAATACTCAACATCTTTGAGTTCGCCTAAGTTCTGTCCACCAGGTAAGGTGGTGATCTCAGTTCCACGTCCACCCTCTCTACGAGGTAACCAGAAATCCTCTAGCATACTCATGTGCTTTTTGTCGTCACGCATCTCACCAGTGTTTGCATCATACACTAGTTTGTTACGATAGCGACTCATAACATCACGAAGATATTGTTCCGCTTTTACCTTAGGTAGGTTACCTACATCGATGTAGAATATCCTACGTTCAGGAGCACGGGATAGTCTGTAAATAACAAGACTATCTTCAATCATTCTAAGTTGATTAAGAGACTTGATTGCCTTATGAAGGTAACCAAGAGTCATTCTTTTGTTTAAATCTTGTAGTCCAGAATTAACAAAGGTGACAGAATCTACTGCCATCTTTACACCTTGTGACAATGACATGTCACCAACTGGTCCTAAGACACCACCTTTATAGAACCCTTTTGGATTAAAAAGATAGTAGTCTACAAACGTACCATATTCATACTCAAGTGCTGTGCCTTTAATTGCTGCACGTGCTAGAGCATCTTTTGGAGCATTGTCGATTTTTTGACGGACCTTCTTGATCTTCATTGGATCAATGTACCGAAGTTCCGTAATACCTTTCTTTGGATTTTCTAGGTCAATGACCTTATGATAAAATAACCTTCCTTCAATATACCAAGTTCTAACAATCTCATGTGCTCGATTGTCAAAATTTAAAAGACGTTTGATATAGTCAAACTCTTTGCGTACTTTATTTTTTACACTATTACCCGTGTCAAGATTATCCAGATTAATTTCTACTGGGGAATCATATGCGTCACTAACAATAAACTCATTAACAACCTCGTCAACTGCACTATCCACCTCAGGGTGAATTGCCATGTCACGATAGCGACGGATCATCTCAAACTCGTTACGAGCAGAGTTATCCGTATCCACATAAGTTCCGTAATACCCACCAGCAGCAACTGCAATGGGATCATCAGCAGAAGGAGGGACAGGGGACTGACCCCTCTTTCCCTCCTTTCTATTAATCTGGAAGCCAAATAACTGACTCATGATTTAAAACTATAGTTGATCGTTCAACTATTTATCAACCTACTTCTTTGTTGTTTCCAACTCTACCTGATACTGAAGAACCAGCAGCTGATGTGGATAGACCATTTCCAGCTCTGAAGTATGAATACTGCCACTCAACTGTGAACTCTTCAACCTGATCATTACTATCATAAGCAAGATCGATTTGAGAGACGTTAGTTGGGAATGAATGAACTAATTCATATGTTCTAAGAGCAACACCACTTGCACTAGCATCTTTCTCTAGTTGAGTAACATAGAGTGATGCCATGTAACCATCACTACCTTGAGTAGAAGGTTTGAATAGTGGTGAAGTGTTACCTTCATGAGTGTTGATCTGGTTTGCCCAGAACTCAAAGAAGGAACGTAGTTTGAAGTCCTTATCGTTAAAGAAGGTTGCAGACCAAGTATCGAAGGTGCGATCACCAGCAATCTTGACAGTTCTTCCTCTGAAAGGAACTTCGATAACACCTAGGTTAGAACCAGGAAGTGCTGCAGACTTACACATGAGAGTTGATAGTTCAACCTCACTTAGATTTACAGCATCTGCGGCGAGTTCTTTTAGTGCGGATGGGAAGTTAATATCCACACTGAACATATTGGGCTTTACGCCTTGCCCAATATTTTGTAGAAATGTACTTACGTTTGACGTTGCCATTGTTTTTTACCTCGTTTTAATTAGTATCGAATCATCATCTACCGACGACTTCCTCAAAGGAAATGCCAGTTCTTGTAGCAGTTACTGTAACTGTTACGAAATTAATAGAACGGGTAGGCTTGAGGTAGAGTTCAGCAACAAATTCATTCCTGTCGATAACTTCAGGAGTATTGTTTGACTCATCACAAACTACTAAGAAGTCTGTAACACCTCTACGTGCCTGTACCTCTGCAAGATAAGAAGAGATAGAAGCATTGAATCCTGCACGAGTAACAGTATCATTTTGTTCAAAGATAACTGCTTCAGCAAGAGCCTTTGCTCTCTTCTCAACGTTAAGGAATAAACGACGAACGTTAATTCTGTCAAACGCAGAAGGTGATGCAAGACCTGTCTTATCTCCAAAGAGAACAGGACCAGCGCCAGGGAAGGAAACAATAGGGTTAACTCTGTTAGTGTAAAGATCGTCTCTCTGTGCCTTGTTAGGATTGAAAGCGAGTTTTACTACATTCTGTAGACCACCACGATTGGTGCCTGCAGGTGAGAACCAGTCATCTAGTATTGCAGAAGTTGATACACATAGACCAGCAACATCTCCGTTGCAACCAACGTAACGATACTTGTCGTTAAATCTGTCATAAGTGTACTTAACACCACTGTCTAGAACAACATAAGAACTAGAAGCAACGTTATCAAAGAACTCAAGAGTCTTAGTAAGTTGCTGAGCAGAACTTAGTGCAGCACCACCAGATGTTGCAACCTGAGTTCCAGTCCAAGGTGAAACAAATGCAACACAATCCTTTCTTGTATTAGCAACAGCAGCAACTGCTTGTGCCTTAGCGATTGTGTCAGTTTCATTAGCACCGTCACCACCCATTATAACAAAGTCGATACTTGTTTCTTCAGTGTCTAAAAACTCATCATATGCTGACTGAATTTCTCCAGCAGTATATGCGTAGTCATCAACACCACCAGATAGAGCACCACCAGCAGTAGAAAGAATCCTTGATAGGATTAGTGGACTAGCAGCAGTAGCACCATAAGATGCAGCAGCAGCGCCAGGATCTTCTCCAGCGGTAGTAACATCAGCTGCTTGTAAAGGAACACCAGCATAGATGTAGTTTGAATACTCATTAACATAATCTTTCCAATAAGATGATCCACCTTCAGGTGTCTTACCATCAGATAGTTTTGAAAGATAAGTTAGTCTCTCAACAATATTATTGGTTGATTCATCAACAACAACGACATGTACTTCGTCGTTTGATAGATAACGCTCAGAAGCATATGCTGAAGTTCCAGGACGTGGAGCAATTGCTTTGTAAGTTAAACCAGTTGAACCAATTGTTTCTGCATTCCAGTTTGAAGCAGTATATGCTGCAGAAGTTTCACCAGCAGCAGGTGTAGGAGCAGCACTACCTTTAATAACTGTAAAGGTGTTAGCATCAACAACTTTGTATACTTCATGAGCAACAGTGTTGTCATCAGTATATGTACCACCAGCGGATAAACCGTGAGCAGTTTTAGTTATTGTGTAATCTGGTCCTTTGTCAACGATAACAACACGAAGGTTGTTTCCATCGGTACCAGCAGAACGTGCTATGAATTTTTCGCTTGATACACCTGCGTCAAACGCATCTTTGTCTGCAACCAAAACTGGGTTTGCAGTAGCAGCGTTAACGACTCCTGTAGCAGCACGAACAACTGCTAGTTGTCCACCGTAACGAAGAAACTCAGATGCTACTAACCAATCGCCAGCGTTAGCCTCAGATGGTGCGCCGAATGTATCAATCAGTTCCCTTTCGGAACCTATGTTTACTATTTTGCCTACTGGTCCTTTGCGGAAAGAAGAAGCGAAAGCAGCACGAATTGCTAGTGCTCCTACGACTACCGCATTGGATAAATCACTTTCTCTAATAACAACACCAGGCGAGACTTGACTTGCCATGTTTTTACCTCTAGATATCAAATTTATCTAAAAGTATTTAGATTTTTCAATGTTTCAGAGGTGGTGAACTATGCATGAACTACCAATCTGGATAACCCCAATCACTAAATGGATCTCTCTTTTTCCTAGACTCCATAACCCTTTTGACAGTACAGTCCTTACATTCATATGCATATGCAGAAGGATGACCCTTCTTTGTCTTCCTAGTTAGATAGAACTCTGAAATTAGATCTTTCATTTTCCCACAAGATCTACATCTTCTTTCTTTAAAAAGAAGGTGCTCTAGGGAAAACTGCTCCCCAATATCCATCAGTAGTTCCACATATAGCCAACCTCTTCTTGCTTGTCTCCGTAGGCCCACAGATCGCCGTCTGCATCAAGGAAGGTATCGTCACCCATACCGTCATCGATAAAACCAAAAGGAGCCATATCTTGTTCAATTTGATTTCTTTGTTCGTCATAGATTCTTCTCCTAATATCTTGATCGGTCATTTCCTTAAAGTATTCTTGCATGACTAACCATGCAAACAATACCATACACATTACAAGGTCATCATGATATCCCTCGTCTGCTTCCCATGCTTGTTTCTTTTGAACAAACGTAGTAAGTTCTTGGAAAATATTAAAGTCATTGAATAATAATTTATCTTCTTCAATAATTGCTTTAAGATTAGCACAACCAATTTTCTTTACGGTTACACTCATCTTAACACCCAATTGAGTCTTAGTACCAGAGAAGCCCTGACCTACTACTTGACCTGCTCTACCACGCATAGCACACATGAGTACGTTAGGATACTCAAGGTCATAGTTTAATGTTGCTGCTATGCTATCCCCTATATCATTTACCTCGACAAGTATATATGGATTGTTGTATTCCTTTGCTACTTGGAAGATGACTGAGGGAAACAGTACAGGTTTAATCTCATTATTTCTGTACTTCGCAACGATCTTATACGGGATAGTGGTGATATCAAACACGACGAAAGCAGAATAGTCGCCACCAATTCCTCTGGCAACATCAACAGTAATGATATATTCGTGATCTTTTTCAACTCTCTCATAGATGTCAAGTCCAGCATTGCTCGCAATAGGGTCTGTAAATGGAATGGTTTGTAATTTTGCTGGACTAATCAAAGTATCAGCAGATCCAAGGAAGTCACACTCAAACTCTTGTGCGAACTGTCTTGGGGAAGTATTTCTAATAGTCTCATCTTTCCACTTAGCATCTCTACCTGGAACTTGTGACCAATGTACTTCATTGGTTACATAACCATTCTTACCTCTCCTAGCATCTTCCCACGTCTTATAGAAGTGGTTCATACCATTAGGAGTGGATATGATTATGACTTTTGTTGACTTACCAGAAGTAATAGTAGGATATACCGATGCAAAGAATTGTTCTGCGACGTGGTTAGGGACGAATGCAAACTCGTCAAGGAATAGAATGTTGAAGGACATACCTCTAACTGCACTAGCAGAGGTAGAAGCAGCCAAGATTTTAGATCCGTTTTCAAGTTCGACATTACCTTTGTTCCATACTAAAATACCATGTTGCATCCATTTAGGTAAGTTCTCATATGCTAATTGGAGTCTACCTAAGAGTTCCCTAGCAGTGGATGCTTTGTTAGCAAGAATACCAATGTTAACACTATCGTAGAAGATAGCATAATAAAGAAGATAGGCGACCACAGTGGTGCTCTTACCAGTCTGTCTAGGAAGTTTTGCGATGTTGAATCTGTTT